AGATGGAGGCACTGTTACAACAGAATATTTATCAACTAGGTGGAAAGAACAACTTGCCGAATGGGTAAAAGCATATGAGCATGAACAAGCATCAGTTGATGACTTCTAATGAGGCTTGACACCAAAGTAATCAAATATAGGAATCAAAATCCTTTTATGTCAACACGTCAAATTGCAAGAGAGGTGGGAACTTCTGTAAGTTGGGTGCATAATATATTAAAGACAGCTAACCTACCTACAAACCCACCTAAGAAGAAAAAGATTACTTATATCTGCCCAGAATGTAATCAACTTGTTAATGCTAGACGTAAATTCTGTAGTGAGAAATGTAAATACAACTATAGAAATCCTCTACTTACTTGTCATTATTGCCATGCAAAATTCAGAAGATCTAGATCAAGAGTAATAGCAGCCATAAAGAGAGGTTGTGAACATATATATTGTGATCAAAAATGTACAAATAGGGCAAAAAGAGACAAAATTACTTGACTTACCTACCTTAAATATGATATAATTAATAATGTATTAAGGAATAAAGTTCTTATTCTGGAGTCGCCCTTGTATACAACTGAGAGTATCAGGGGCAAGAGGGAGAAACTCAGAATCTCTCTCTAAGACATAGTATGAATTAATAACATTTATTCCATTAATACAATGATACGGATGGGGAGATGGAGATAAATCATAGGATTCCTTCGCTCCCCTCTTTATAAATTAATTATTAGGAGGAAATATGACATTAGCAACAAAATCAACCAGAACATATGGTGATCATTTTGATATTTTTGCAGACTTTTTTAGTGATAAGTGGGTAGGTTCAACTATACACAAATATCCATTGGATGTAATTGAATCAGCTACAGGGTATGAAGTCAAAATTTCACTACCGGGTGTAGAAAAGGGTAACCTTTCTGTAACCTTAGACAAAGATACTTTAGTAATAGAAGCAACAACTTCTGAAACTAAGAGTGATAAGAATAAATATTTATACAGAGGTATAAAGACAGGTTCTTATAAAAAACATATATCAGTAAAAGATTATGGTGTAGATCCAAAAAAGATTAGCTCTAGCTATAAAAATGGAATCTTAACTATAAGTTTACCTAAACATAAAGAAGCTAAACCTCAGACCATTAGTGTAGAAATGGAAGGGTAGCAAATGGAGATAAACGATGAATTGATTAGGCAATGGGAGCCTAAGATTCATAAAATGCTCCAAACATCGTATGTAGTAGGGTATGATCGAGAAGATTTAGCACAAGAACTTAGAATTGCTATTATGAAAGCGGCTAAGGCATATAAAGAAGATAGAGGTAGCATCTTTCATACCTACTTACATACCACGATGGTAAACACGATTAGAACTTTAATTAGTAAGGCACAGAAAAAGCCTATGACTATTAGCTATAATGAAACATTTTTAGACTATGAGTCCGATTTTTTACCTGACCATATAGCAAAAGCTATTGGATATGAAGAAGAATGGGAATTATTAGAACTAAAAGATGAGATAGCGAGATTTAATTTATCTGATCGTGAGAAAAGATTTGTCGAATTAAGATTAGAAGGCTGGACAATGGATGAAATATCTGCTGATATTAGTAAATCAGCATATAGAGTTCGCCAAAATCTTAGAGTAAAGATAGAGAAGATATTTTATGGTCAAGAAAACGAAGAGAAAGAGTCTATATAATTCAAAAGATTTATTTGAAGAATTTAAATCATTATATTCTAAACAACATAAGAAAGAATATGAACCAAAAAATTTTATTGGTAATGAAATGAAATCTTTAAAAACTCTTTTGGAAACATATTCAGTATATGAGATACTATCGGCTATGTATAATTGCATAATCCGAAACGCTGGTAGTATTTCTGTTAACTATTTTGCAAATGGTATTAAGTATTATTTAACAGATCATGATCCTAAATTATATTGGTCTGTTGTTTCCTCTCCCGATCCAAACATGAAAAAGAAATGGAGAGCTTATACTATTTTAAATTCTAAATGGTTACCTACTGCAACAGATAAAAAAAGATTAGAAACTTTAGAGAAAGAATTAGAAGGAGTAATAAGTGAGGAGAAGTAGAAAAGGGGGCTTGACAAAGGCTAACACAAAAGTGTATAATAGTAATATGGATAGTAATAATAATATATATAGAGTCATAAGTATACATAACAAAACTAAACATATAACTATTATTGGAGTATATGATTGTATTAATGCAGCTACACTCATGGCAAATGATCTAGCTAATGAAGAAGTAAAATGTTATGTACATGGAGATGGCAATAGAGTTTTACATATAGCAGGAGAGTAGTATGGAAAGTTACGAGTACATAGAGTCTGGAATATTGCTTAACTTAAGTGATAAAGAATCCCTTAAAAAGTTTGGATATTCAGCAAAAGATTTCGCAAAACATGGCGAAGCATATAAATTTATAAATAAACACTTTGATGATTATGGTACATTTCCATCATCAGATACATTAGTAGAAAATTATCCAACAATAGATATTACTGCTAATAGCCTTAATTTAGATTACGCAATAGATTCATTTAAGAATCAAGTATTATTTAGAAATATAGTATCAGCATTTCAGTCTAATAAAGAATTACTAAAAGAAGATGCTAAAAAAGCATTATCACATATACAATCTAACTTAAATGATATAGAAGTTGTATATGATGAAGATGTAGTAGCTTATGATACTTTAGCAGAAGATAGATATTCAGAATGGCAAGAAAAAAGTAAGAAGAGAAAAATGGGAGAAGGTATGATGGGTGTCCCTACTCCTTTCAAGTCACTAAACAAAACAGGTGTTGGATGGATGCCGGGAGAACTTATAGCAATGTTCGCAAGACCTACTGTGGGTAAGACATGGATGTGTATCCAAGTTGCTGCAACTGCAATGATGAATGGACATAAGACATTACTAATCTCTACTGAGATGCCTACAAGTGCTATTAGTTTGAGAGCTGATGTAGTATTAGCTAAAATGATGGGTTATAATTTCTCACACTCTGCTCTTAGAACAGGTAAACCCATAGATGAAGATAAATATAAAGAGTTTTTACAAAAACTAAATGGTAGACCATTACTAATATGTGATCATATTCAGGGAGAAAGTAGTATCTCATTAGAGAGTATTGCTACTTTGATTAGAAAACACTCTCCTGATTTGGTTGTCTTAGATGGTATATACTTAGTTTCATCCGGAGACGGAAGAAAAGCAATGTGGGAACAATCCCATTCATTATTTTATGGTATGAAAACTCTAGCTCTTAGCACTAATACTCCTGTATTCGTATCAACACAAGCAACTAGGGAAGCTGCAAACATGTTTGAGCCACCTAGAGCAGATCAAGTAGCCTTTGGAGATGCGTTAATTCGTTCTGCAGATGTTGCTATGGCGATGTGTAGAGTAGAGGATGAAGAAGATAAGAGGTTAATTCAATACCAAAAATACAGAGATGGAGTCCTCGCATCAGATGTCTCTATAATGGACTGGAAAGTCGATACAGGACATATAGAAGAAACTGAGGAAGACATTTTTAACAACGGAGACTTTTAAGGAGGCGATATGAAAGTTCTAGGAATGATTATGAAGTATTACTCTCTTTTCAATAAGTATTCAGATGTGATACCTGAAGTTGTTCAGCTTATAGATACTGCAGTAAAAGCAGTTGAAGATAAGAAGATCAGCAAGGCGGAACAGAGTGCTTTGATGAAAGAGTATTGGAATGTGATCAACAAAATAAAAGAGGCTAATTAATGGTAAATTGGGCACAATTACTACTAGAGAATGGAATAGACGTACCTAGTGAACAAGAAGAGTTCTCAATTAGGTGTCCTTTTCATAATGATAGTGTAGCTTCGTGTTCAATTAATACCGAAAAAGGCGTATGGATTTGTTTTGCAGGATGTGGAGCAGGTTCATTAGAAGGTTTTCTAAAGAGATACTTAAATTCTGATGTTATTGATTTGACAAAATTACTGCTTGATAATCAAGCTAATTTTACAATAGATATATTTGATGATTTAGAGGAGACTATTAAAGGTAGACCTGAGTATTTTATGGAAGCTGATACATCTAGATTCCCAATATGGGCATATGATAGAGGTTTCACAGAGGAAACTTTAAAAGAGTGGGGATGTGGAAGCACAGAGTATAATGATTTAGTTATACCAATACATGATTTAGATAGTAAACTTGTAGGATCTGTTACTAGAAGGATGAACGCAGTCCCAAAGTATATGTATTCTAAAGGTTTACAGAAATCTAGAGTTATGTTTGGAGCTAATAAATTACAAGGGAGACATAAATACGTTTGTATAACTGAAGGCTCTCTAGATACTATGTGGCTAACACAGAATGGATATCCAAGTGTAGCTATTTTAGGGGCAACAATGTCCACAGCACAATTGGATATACTGCGATCATTACAAACAGAGGAATATATCTTATGTTTTGATAATGATGAAGCAGGACAAAGGGCGATATCGAAAGCAATGCTTGACATATCAACCAGTTTTATGGTATCATATATAAAGATGCCAAAGAAATATAAGGATGTACAAGATGTACGTTCCGAGGCATTACTCAAAGAAGTAATAGCAAAACGACATTATTGGTAAAGGAGGATTTACTATGTCAGGAATAGCAAAAATTTTGCAAAAACGTGAAGCAGTATTAAATCCATCAGAGAATCAATCTCTAGGTAAAGAGATTTGGTTTAAAGATGGTGATCAAGCATTTCTTACTCCAGTTGCTTCAGGAGAAGAAGGGGATGCATTATTAGATGAAATCTATCTGTATACATACAGGTCAGGAAACCGATGGATAAATTTATTATCGGATGATTCAGTAGACTCAAGCTCTGTACCATCTGATTCTAGACCATCACATAAGTTTGCCTTTTGGGCATATGTCCACGAAATCATACACTCTGAAAAGAAAATGGATGATTGGGAGGAGATAGAAGGTCCAGCAGGTAAGAAAATGTACAAGCAGACTGTTAACGATTTCAAAGTTGTACCTTTAGGCTTCGGAAGAAGTGACTACATTTGGAACCAACTTGTAGATGTCTACAATGATTGGGGTAAATTAGACAAAGGTGTAATTAGAATTAAAAGAACAGGTGCAGGTATGTATGATACGTCATACACTATTGCAGCTACAACTAGAGATACAGTTGTACCTGAAGATAGAAAAGCTGAAATTAGCGAATTACCAGCTATCAAAGATTACTACATGGATAGATATGGTAACGCACCTGAAGGCGATAACGAAACTGCTACATTTAGCACTGATGATACAGAGGATGATTTATTTTAAATGATAATCAAAGATCAAAATACATTTAATAAGATACTTCCAACGCTGGATACTCATTCAGTTGTGGTGGATGTAGAGACAAATGGTTTTGATTCCTATGGTATACATCAAATATGTGGAATCGGAATCGGATTTGGTAACAACTCAGACTCGTACTACTTCCCTTTCCGACACCAACAAGTAGGAACTAACCTTCCTAGCGAGTGTTTGACAGCCTTAATTGCGTGGCTTAACAAAACCAAACACCTTGTTGGTTATAATATCAAATTTGATCTCCGATTCCTCGAAAAAGAAGGTTTGGTGGTAGAAGATAAAGATTTAGTAGATGTGCTTACTATGGTAAGATTAACAGAACCATCTACTGTTAAAGATTTAGATCTTACTAACACCATAAAAAGAAGCTATGGAGAAAGTCATGCTAGTTATGATATAGAAACTAAGAAACTCTTAAGGTCTAATAAGTGGCATAAGGACTTCTCTATGGCTCCTATAGACGTTTTAGGACCTTATTGTGAGAAAGATGTCATCTATACAGCGAAACTCTACAATGACAGGTCAAAATTGATTAAAGATACAAATCAAACTGAAGTTTGGAAGATGCAGATAGCTTTAACTAAAGTATTATATGCTATGGAAGGGCGTGGCATAAAGATAGATAATAATTATGTTAAAGAAACTATGACTCAAATAGAAAATAGGAAGTCTGAAATACTAAAAAGAGTCTTAGATATTGCAGGTAAAGAGTTTAATCTTAATAGCACTCAACAATTAGGCGAAATACTTAATGAAAGAGGTATAACATCGCCTGAAAAGACTGCGAAGGGTCAACAATCATGGAATGAAGCTGCATTAGTGCAGATAAATGATCCAATTGCAGGATATGTAAGACAATATAGAGCTTTAGAGAAGCTAAGGTCTACATATTTAGAACCTTTCTTAGAATTAGAGGAATTACATACTACTTTTTGCAATTGGGGTACATTGACAGGCAGATTGTCGTCTAGAAATCCTAATTTACAGAACATTCCTAGAAATCATTTCAATTTAGTTGATAAACAGCTATCTGAAACTGATAAACAGGAACTAAAGGGTAGAATTAACGCTACACTAGCAGCGAAAGGGCAAACAAGTAGAGTAGAAGGACTAAGTGATGAGGTGTTAAATACTTGGACATTCGTTGGGAATGAATCTTTTGATAAATCTCAAGAGGGACAGATAGCGATTAGAAATATATTTGTACCTAGAGAAGATTATTCACTTATATCTTTTGACTATTCACAAATGGAAGTTAGAGTATTCCTAAGCTATCTACAAAACGAAGAAGTAAATCAAATGCTTACAAAGTCTAATGTAGATTTTCATGGAGAAGCTGCTAAACTTGCATTTAATGTAACAGAAGATGATGATACGTTCAAAATGTTTAGACAAACTGCTAAAAGTATTACCTTTGGAACTATATATGGCATAGGTAATCAGAAGTTGGGCATACAATTAGGTGTACCATCACAAGAAGCGGCAGATTATAAGAAAAGATACTTTGATGGTATCAAAGGTTCTAGAGAATTCTTTAACGCAGTTGTTAGAAAAGTAGAATTATTAGGACAGATTAAAAATAAATATGGTAGAGTATATAAAATACCTAAGAATTTAGGTTACAAAGGTATAAATTATCTAGTACAAGGCACAAGTGCTGATATTCTTAACGAAAGAATGATACAAGTACATGATTTATTAGAAAATTTTAAGAGTAATTTATTATTACAAGTGCATGATGAAATAATATGTGAGATACATAAGGATGAAATAGAGCTATTACCAAACTTAATTAGAGATGTGTTAGTAGAGAATACTCTACGCATACCTTTAGAAGTTGACATAGAGTTATGTGAGCCATCATGGGCAGTAAAGAAAGATTATTCATATACATTATATCATGAAAAAGAATTAGTACATAGTATAGATTGGAGCTAACATGGAAGTTAAATTAAAGAAAGGCGAATCATTTGATAAAATGTTAAGACGTTTTACTAAAAAGATTCAAAAAGAAGAAGTTATGGATTCATATAGGAAGAAACAAGTGTTTGAACCTAAGAGTGTTAAAAAACAACAACAAAAAGCAAATAAGTTAAGGAAAAGTAGGGAATCATGAATCTACACGATAAATTAACTGAATACTTAGAACCAAGTGAAGAATCGGTTATGTTATATGATGAGTATGAAGATGCTTTTATTGGACTAGGATATAAACAATTTAGAGGTCCAGTAGCAGTTTATGATGCATCAAAGTGCATAGACATACTAACAGAACAATTTAAAGAAGATCCTGATTACGATGGAGATGAAATGGATGCTTTAGATATGGCAGTGGAGTATTTTGATTATAATACAATGGGTGCATGGTATGGAGAAGATACACCAGTCTTTGTAACAGCTACTTTAGAAGAAATAGAAAATAATGTAGGAGAATAGTATGACAGCAGGATGGATAAACCCCAATGCCCCTTATCATTTTACACATGGGGAGTGGGAAGAGAAACAAAAAAGATATCCCAATTTATCATGGGGAGAATATAGACAAATGAAACATTGGAATGTGGAGGAAAGAATGGCACAATCACAAAACAAAAAATATAGTTTTACAGAAGCCTATAACAGAGAAGCTGATGAAAAAGAAGTAGGTATCGATGATATTATAATACCCGGTTTAAGTGAAGAGAAAGATGATGCTGACATAGATCCTGAACACTATCATTTTGAGATAGAACCATGGGATTTTATACAGGCGAATAAACTTGACTTTGCACAAGGTAATGTGATAAAATATATATGTAGGTATAAAAATAAGAATGGTATTCAAGACCTCAAAAAAGCAAAACAATACATAGATATGTTAATTGATAAGGAGCAAAATGGCAAGACGTAATTGGACAATTTGTACAGCATGTCCTCGTAAAATGAACAAGAAGAAGTTTGAGAAAACACGATTAAAAGTGTGTTATGCATGCCACTTAAAAGCATTAAAGTTACAAAGGAGGGCTATTAGAAATGGCTAAGATAGGAGTAAAATTAGGATTCACTTATAGAGTAGGAGACCTAAACAACAATCAATATGGAAGAATAGATTTAGATATACATGATATAGATACTGATCTTCCTTTAGATGAACAACTTGATAAATCAAAAGAATATGCTGATAAAATATTTGAATCAGTAAAAGAACAAGTAGATACAAATTTGGATAAGATTTTGGAGGAGACTAATGAGTGAAATGACTAGAGCACGAGTCTTAGAAGATGTATTAAAAGAACGAGAAAGACAAGATTCAATGTATGGAGATCAAACTAAACACTCAGATATGTATTGGAATGTCATTGCTACAGAAGAAAATGGAGAGGTAGCTAGAGCAATATGGGAAGAAGATGATGGACACATGTATGAAGAAATTATACAAGCATGTTCTGTTTACTTTGCATGGGCAGAAGCTATTAGAACTAGAGGTGATAAATGAAAGATACAGCAGAAAAAGCAATACAAGATTTACTAAAAGACAAGAATCTTAATTTAACTATGGGAGATAGTAACGTATTTGACTACGGTAGAATACCTTTTGGCATACCAGCACTAGATACTTTAACAGGTGGTGGGATACCAAAGAAAAGAATGACCTTAGTATATGGTCCAACTAATGTAGGTAAGTCATACTTATCATCGCAGATAGTTGCACAAGTACAAAAACAAGGTGGTAGAGCAGCTTGGATAGACACAGAACTATCATGGGATGCTGATTGGATGGCTAAATGTGGTATAGATGCAGGTGCAGTAGTAGTAGGACAACCATCAAGTGGTGAACAAGCTATGGATTCTATAAAAGCATTAGCAACATCAGGTGAATTTGATGTAATTGTATTAGATAGTATTGCAGGTTTAGTTCCTGCTCAGAATATGGATGAAGACTTTTCATTTAGTCCTATGGCTTGGCAAGCAAGATTCGTTAACTCATCATTACCAAGACTATTACCTAGTCTACATAATGGTACAGCTTTAGTATGCATCAATCAAGTAAGAGCTAGTATGGGACCTGTAGCATTAGAAAACATGCCGGGTGGTAAAGCTCAAACTTACTTCGCCCATTTCTTACTAGAAGTTAGAAGAAACGGGTGGATTGAAGAATCTGGTGAGAAAGTTGGATTTGATATGCAAGTAAGACTAAGAAAGACTAAAGTCGGTGGACAAAACTGGAAGTCTGCTGCAGTTCCTTTCAGAGTTGATGGTGGTATAGATATACTAGAAAGCTATATAAGAGAAGCTATTGAACAGGGATTTATTAAAAAGGCAGGAGCATGGTATACATATGAAGATGTCAAAGCTCAAGGTATGAATGGTCTTAAACAGATCTTTATAGATACACCTAAGTTAGAGGAGCAACTTATAAATGACATTTCCTAGAGACTATACTGAACAAGAAATGAAGGTAGCAGAAGTTCTAGATACAACAGGACTTAGATATGAAACTCAAGCTCCATTTGGTAAATATACTGTAGACTTCTATATAGCAGAAATAGATACAGTTGTTGAAGCTGATGGAGTAATGGGACATCTAAGAAAGAAAGATAGAGAAAGAGATGCTGATTTAAAAGAAATGGGTGTAGAACATATTATTCATATTAGGTCAACTACTAAAAGTAATATTAAGGAGGAAGTATGGCAGGCATTAAACAGCTTGGAAAAAAAGCAAACGTAAGAGGTGTACAAGATAGATGGTTATTAAAAGCTATGGATCAACATCTTACCAAAAAGCAAAATCCTCCAAGAAAAGGTGTCTTTTTCCCATCTTCAGTTTCTAATCCTTGTGATAGATTTGTCTTCATGGCATACAATGGATTGTTAGAATCTTCTACAATAGATGGTACTTTGGCTAGAATATTTGATAATGGTGGATTTTTGGAAGAACGAATAAATAAATACTTTACAAATATGGGTATATTAGAAGGTAGAGAAATATCTTTGAAAAGCACTATGCCACCAATATCAGGTCGTATGGACTTTTTAATTAGACATGAAAAATACGGGCAAGTGCCTGTAGAATTAAAATCTATAAATGCTAGAGGCTTTGAGAGTTTAAAAGAAGCCAAACCTGAACACATTTTACAATTACATGCTTACATGAACTTATGGAATGATAATCACAAATCAACACCTGTAACACATGGAATAGTATTGTATGAAAATAAAAATGATCAGAAATTAAAAGCATTTTTAGAAGAACTTAGTCCCAAAATTTGGGATGATATATTAACTAGACTACTTAATATTATGGGCATGGCGACCATACCTGAGAAATGTACAGGAAATAAGTGGTGTAAATGTAAGGAGGTTTAATGGAAGACGAGAAATGGACTCCAATAAAAGCTCTGGGAAGAGCTAGACAATCGATTAGTGAATTAGCTATTAATGAATTAGTAATTGACAAATCTGATAAACCTGAATTAATGTTTTCGCAAGTATACAATGCGAATAATGAGAGGTTAGAAGAGTTTCTAGTAATGTATAGTGGATACAAAGCATACCTAGAAACAGAAATTGCAAAAAGAGAATCAGAAAGAAATGCTTTAGAAGCAGCTTTTGAAGAAGGTTACTCTAAAGCTATGTATACTCTATATCAAGAAAGAGAGAATGAAGGTAAGAAGAAGCCTGTAAAAGATGAAATTAGGGGTGAGATCTTCAGTAAGTATCCGGGACTTGAAAATAGAAGAAAAGAAATAATAGAAAAAGAAATAGCTGTAAAAGAATTATCAGGACTATTGAATACATATACAACTGCATATAATACTATAAGTAGAATTGTAGCCTTGAGAACCTATGGAGGTGAGAAGTGATACTTGGATTAGACTGTTCATCAAGAGCAATACATGGTGCTGTTGTTAATGATAAAGAAGAATTAGTGATGCAATTTAGAACCGAAAAAGTCGGAACAAAAGAAGAGTTTAATGCTAGATTCTTAAAAATTGTTGATAATTTTGCAAAGATAATAAGTAAAATAGATATAGAGAAGGCTTTTGTAGAAGCTGCGATCTATATACAAAACCCAAAATCCACAATTGAAATAGCTAGGGTTGTCGGTGGTGTTCAAATAACATGTCACAAAAATCGTGTACCTTGTCAATTAGTAGATAATACAAAGTGGAAAAAAGAAATAGTAGGTAAAGGCAACTGCTCTAAGACTCAAATTATGGAATTTGCTGTGGATAAATGGGGAGATGTCTTTTTAGAACAAGACTTTGCAGATGCAGCTTGTATTGCATTGTATGGAGTAAAGGAGAGTAAAGATGGGGATTCCTAAAGGATATAAGAAAACTAGCGATGATATGACATTTTATTATTCATCACCTAGAAAAAAGAGGAAGACTAAACCTAAAGATAGTTTACCAAAAGGTATAACTGCAGACGAATTTAAAGAGAAATACGCCAAAGTAGTTTGGTGTGATTACTATTCTTGTATACATAATGAATCTCCTGAAGGAGCTAGTAGAAAAATAGGAACTATATTAGAGAATCCTAACTATGAACCTCTTGGGACACAAGATGAATCTTGGAAAGGTGTATGTAATAAGAAAGAAATAGGTATAAGATTTAAAACTATAACAGGATCAGGCAACTTAAAACACAAAGTTCCAGAATGTTTTAATGCTGCATCTAATAAAACAGGTAGAATGGACATGAGTAAATTCTTAGATGGTGGATCGGCAATAGGTGGTAGTATAGAATCACAAAGTGGTGATCAAGGTTATACAAACTATTCATTTGGTTCTAAATGGGAGGGTAAATAATGCCTAAAAACTATGCTGAAGAAGTTAAATTAGCAGCTCTTGAATTATTTTTAGATAATAAGACAGGAGATGAGATAGCTACTGCTATAAATCAAGAGTTTGATCTTGAAGTAAAAGCTCCAACTATATATGCTTGGGCAAAAAAGTATGATTGGAAAAGTGAAAATGCTTCTATGACAACTAAGGCGAAGGAAATAGTTAAAGAAAAACAAAGTCAAAGAATTGCTAGATTACAAAGTGAACATTTAGATTCTTATGAAAAAATGAGAAAGAAAGCTGAATCTGAATTAGAGCTCTTAGATTTTGAAAGAGCTTTTGAAGCAGTGAAAGCTATAGACATTGGTATACAAGGTGAAAGAAAAACTGTAGAAGGTATGGTAAACTTACAATTTGTACAAGATGTTTTGAATGTGTTAGTAGAAGAGATTACAGATCCAGATATTATAACAAAAGTTGCGAATAGACTACGAACATTAGTAGCGGAGAGAGATGACATTGAATAAAAAAGATGATTTAGTTACATTTGATGATGCGTTCAGTAAATTAGCTGAAGGTATTACTACAGGTAATACATCATATCAAGTTGGTAGCTTCTATGAGTTCCTTAGAGATGTATGGTCCCAAAGTTTTGATAATCCAGAATACTTTGGTGCTTGGCATGTTGGTGTTCTTGCTGAGGACATTGAAGATTGTATAGAAAAAGGGCTTAATTATGTAGCAGTATTACCACGTTTTCACTTTAAATCTACTATATTAGGACACGCTTTTAGTGTTTGGAGATTATTAAAATCAAGAAGAGACATGTCTGTGCTTTATTTATCTTACAGTGATGGAATGGCTAGATATCACTTACAAGAAATAAATAAGACTATAAATAGAAATCCACAATTATTGGATATGATGGAAAATAGATCTCCAAAAGCAGATTATTCATTTAGATATTATGTAAATAAAAAACCAGTTGAAATTATGCATGGTGGATTGTTCTCTTTCAAAAGAGGTATGCATGTTAATGGTGCTTTAATTGCTGATGACGTATTAAGAGATCCTGAAAACCCTCTTAACACTGGTCAGATAACTAAAGTTGAAGATCATTTTATGACAGAAAGTTTATTCATTCCACTAAAAGGTGTACCTGTAATTGTATTAGGTACTCCCATGATGCCGGGAGACTTATTAAGTAACTTACAAAAAGATGATAGATTTAAATCAAGAGTATTGCCAGCATTAGATCCAACACCAGACAGAAGAGTGTTGATGCCAGAATTATATAGTGAGAAGTGGTTATTAGATCAGCAAAGAGCAAGACCAAAATCATTTGCTTCTGAGTTTTTATTAGTGCCTCATTTTGCAACAGAAGCATATTTTAACGAAGAAGATATAATTAAATGTGAAGATGAGAATTTAAAGACTTTCTCAGCACATCAAACTTTTAAGACTGAAGCAGGAGATCAATTATTTGCAGGCTTTGACGTAGGTAAGAAAAGACACCCATCTCACTTAGTTATATTTAGAAGAAGGGGTGATAAGATAGAACAAGTACATCAATCTTGGTTAGATGGATGGAGCTATTCTGATCAGATACAATATTTAAATGAAGTAGCTGAAAATTATAATTTAGAAAAAGGATATATAGATAATACAAGAGGTGAATTAGAAGACAGAGGATTAGATCATGTATGGCACTCTATGACTTTTTCACAGAAAAGTAAACGGACTATGGCACAAATTTTTGAAGAATATGTCATGTCAGAGAATCTAACTTTGATTAAAGATGAGAGACAGAAACAACAAATACTATCTGTTAGTAATGATCTTAAAGCACCTGAGACTCCAATGGGTCATGGTGATGCTTTCTTTTCAATAGCAATGGCATTGCAAGCAGCTTATGAAACAACACTATATAGATACGAGAGTTTGGGTAGTGCTGCTGATTGGTTAGAAGCAGTATCACCTGAAGAAAAAAATAGTGTAAAAGAAGAAACAAAGTTACCTGACCTGTCAAAATGGACAGGAAATGAGTATAATAATAAGACAGATAAAATACAAAAAGCCCCGAACCCAAACTGCGATGAGATGGTTTGTATGCCGAGCTTTTGGGTACAAGAACGAAATTTATGTCTGTACTGTGGGTACAGAGGATAGGAAGGAGATCACATTGGTCACGCAATTAACACAACAAGCAGAAACAGTCGCAACAAGTCGATACTATTTAAAAGATGAAAACAATGAAGTCATTGAAACAGCAGATGACATGTTTGAAAGAGTAGGTGAAGCTATTGCAAAAGTAGATATGGAACTATATGGTCAGCTAGCTGCAGATGCAGCATTAACAGCTGTAGATTTTACAGATATGATGAAAAAATTAAAGTTCATACCTAACTCACCAACTTTAATGAACGCAGGAACTGAACAAGGAACTTTGTCAGCATGCTTTGTATTACCTTTAAAAGATAGTATGGAAGACATTATGAAAACTGCCCACGATATAGCTATGGTACAAAAGTTTGGTGGTGGGACAGGATTTGCTTTAAGTGAATTGAGACCAAGAGGTGATCGAATTAAAACAACGCATGGTATTGCATGTGGTCCAATACAAGTATTACAAACACTATCAAGAGTATCTTCTATGATTACTCAAGGTGGTAAGAGAGATGGTGCTAATATGGCAGTAATGTCAATATACCATCCTGATATATTAGAATTTATCGATTGTAAAAAAGTAGAAGGTGAAATACACAACTTTAATATCTCAGTAGGAGTAGATGCAGACTTTATGAAGGCTGTTGAAGCAGGTGTAAAGTATCCACTAATCAATCCTAAAAGTAAAAAAGTAGTAGGTGAACTAAATGCTAGAGAAGTATTTGATAAAATAGTATATGGAGCATGGAGAAATGGTGAACCGGGCATGATATTTTTAGATAATGTAAACAAAGATAATCATGTCACAGAAGAATATGGTGAAATGATTGCTACAAACCCTTGTGGTGAACAACCTTTACTAGGAAATGAGTCATGTAACTTAGGTTCAATCAACTTAGCGAAGTTTTATCATGAAGATTACAATGATGTTGATTGGAGAGAATTAGAAAAAACTGTAAAATCAGCAGTACATTTCTTAGATAATGTAGTAGATGCAAACAAATATGCTACTCCTGAGATAGAAAAAATGACTAAAGCTACTAGAAAAATAGGTTTAGGTGTAATGGGCTTTGCAGATCTGCTAATTCAGCTAAAAGTTAAGTATAATAGTATAGAAGGGCGTAAATTAGGTAAAGATATTATGTCTTTCATAAGAGAAAAAGCTGATACAGAGTCTAAAAAAATAGCTGACCAAAGAGGTACATTCCCTGCGTGGAATGAAAGTGACTATGGAGAAGATGAAAAATACAGAAATGCTTGTAGATTAACAGTAGCTCCAACAGGAACTATCTCTATGTTAGCAGATACTTCTAGTGGTATAGAGCCAACATTTGCTCTAGCTTGGAAAAAGTCAAATATACTAGAAGGACAGACTTTGTATTATGTAAATAAATACTTTGAGGCAGATGCTAAAAGACATGACTTCTATTCAGAAGACTTGATGGAACATCTATCTCAAGGCGGTTCTTTACAAACAAGAGAAGATGTACCACCATGGGCGAAGGATATATACATCACTGCTCCTGAGATATCTGCTGAAGATCATGTTGAGATGCAAGCAGCTTTCCAAGAAGATTGTGATTCAGGTATATCAAAAACAATTAACTTCCCTAATGAGGCTACTATTGCTGATGTTGAAGCTGCTTATGTACATGCTTGGAAACTAGGTTGTAAAGGTATTACAGTCTATAGAGCTGGTAGTAGACAAATTGAAGTCTTGGTAAAAGGAACTGAAGAAAAAGAAGAAAACGATAGCACAGATCAAATGAGTTTCTTTGATATGGTTGAGACACCAGAACCAGCATATGATTGCTGTGAGTCTCCTAATATAGCTATGGAGTCTGGATGTGAAACTTGTAAAGTCTGTGGATGGAGTATGTGCCATGTCGCTTAATAAAGCATTTAGTATTTTTACTAATATAATAGAGAAAGCAAAAAAGAAAAAATCATCAGTTAATCAAGCTGGTAATTACACTAAGCCTGCTATGAGAAAACGGCAGTTTGCCGCTATCAAAGCTGGTAGTAAAGGTGGTGCTCCCGGACAATGGTCTGCTAGAAAAGCACAATTACTTGCACAAAGATATAAAAAAGCTGGTGGAGGATATAGGAAGAAATAATGGCTAAGACTAAAGGACAAAGATCTCTTAGTAGATGGACTGATCAAGATTGGGATTATGTTACTCCTAGAGATAAAAAGAAACCTAAAAGTAAAAGAGGTAGATATTTACCTAAAAAAGTACGTCAGGGATTAACTTCGTCACAAAAAGCTGCTACTAATCGTAAAAAACGTAAGGCAGGTGGTGTAGGTAGTCGTGCTGAATATTCAAAAAAAGTAGCAAGAAGAGTTGGAGCAATAAGCAAACTCTTAAATTATGTAAAAAGACTTAGATAATACTTGACATAGCGTTGTCAAATATGATATAATATAGTTAAGTGTAGAAAATAGGAGGTCAATTATGGCTATTGGAAGTTTATTAAGAGACAGAGATGTCCAATATGTTGCAATAAAAGATGATGCAACTAAGACATGGAGAATACTAGATACATGGAGTCCAGCATTGAAAGATTTTGATTCTGAAGATGATATTCCAGATGATAATGATGCGGTATCCATTATAACAGAAGCTGCGTTTATAGCATTAATTAAAGAGGCTACTCGTTTAGGTGTATTAGAAAATGCTTCTTTAGGCGGTGGTGAAGTAAATGATGAAGATTTACTTGCATTAGAGCGTGAAAATCAAGAATTACACGAAAAACTGTCGAAAATGGAAGAAAATGTAGTAAAATATAAAGAGGGACCAAAAAAACCTCAATACTCAGAAAACTATGCAATAAAAGATAGAGCAATTCAAGCTATTATCAATCTTGCAGGTATGGCTGATGTAGAAAAAATAAGTGAGGATAATTAATTATGGCAAAACTATCAGAATTTCTTCCAGATGTTCCAGAGGTTGCTAAAACAATTGCTAATTTAAACGAACAAATTAACATGTTGCAGTTGTCAAAAGCAGCAGGAGATACAGGACAAGCTCCAACTATTGGTCTTGATCATGTTGTAAATACATGGGTAAGACATCAAATGGCGTATCGTCAACAACTTGTAATGGATTTACAGACTATTACCTATTCTGTACAAGAAATACGAGGTCCATTGACACATATTACAGGCGAAGTCTTCAGACGTGGTATGAAGATAAAAGCTAAAGTAAAAGATCCTGATAAGACACAATTAGCAAGATTTAATAAATTCTTTACTGATGCAAACGTATTTGATCAAAGTCTTGAAGAAGTATTAAGACAATTCCATTATGACATCAACTCTATTGATGATGGTTTCTTATATTTAGCGAAAGAATATGAAGAATTACCTAATGGGAAACTAGGAGCAAAAGTAAAAGAAATTAGAAGGTTAAACCCTGCCTTAGTAGAATTTGATTTAGACGCAGCAGGATTACCTAAAAATGCACATTTTATATGTCCTATAGATAGAACTGATGTAGCTGAAGAGCCGGGCAACTCTAAAAAAGGTTATAAGAGAATCCCTGCAATGTACAAGTATTACCACAGAAACCAACACATGTACTTAGCAGATTCAGAAGTAATACATCTATCTAAATTCTCACCATCTGAAACTTATGGATGGTCACCTATATTAACAGTATTTGAAAAGGCTCTTACGCTTATAGGTATGGATAAAAACCTATACAGATATTTCTTTGAAAGAAAGATGCCTGCCTCTATGATCATGGTAACTACTGATGATCCTGAAAGTTTAAGAAGGGAAAGAGCACATATAGCGGCTCAAACAAGACTTGATCCTAACTTTATACCTATGGTAGCAGTATCATCAAGAAATAACAGAGGTAGAGTTGACATGGTAAGACTATTCCATACATTACAAGAGATGGATTACTTACCAGTAAAACAAGAAATAAGAGAAAGAATTGCATCTATGTGGGGAGTATCTCCTACATGGCAAGGAACACCTGAAGCATTTGGTGGTCTATCAAGCACTACACAAAACTTAACAGTAATGAGTAGAGTGGTAGAATCAGATCAAAGACTATTTCACGAAAAAGTATTCCCAGAATTGTTAAAAGCATTTGGAGTAACTGATTATGAAATAGAATTACCTAGACCTGAAGAAAAAGCAGATGCGACTATAATCTCTCACACTCAACAAAAAGTAGCTATGGCAAGTCAATTAAGTCAATTAGGATTCAATGTTGAATTGAAAGAAAAAGACGAAGTTGATTTACTAGATGTTGAATTTGTAGTAAGTGGAGATGCAGTTCCAACCGCTAAGATGCAGGGTGAACAACAAGCTATGCAGTTAGAGCAACAGCAACAACAAATTGAACAAGCTAAACAACAAGCTGAGATGGCTCAGATGCAAGCTGCTCTTCAAGAAGGAGCTGAAGAAGACCCTACAGGTGAAGAAGATGATGTTGAAAAGATGGAAAAAGGATACCCATTTAGTAACTTAGATGACTTTCTAGATTATGATCCTCAAGAAAAAGCAGAAGATGATGATGAATTTGGTCACATCGAAGAAGTTGATGACGAAGAGCATGACGACTAGGAGGCATGATGACTTGGTTTGAAAAACAAGGTAGAGAAGGTCTAGTCCCTAAGAAAATTTCTGAAACTGTACATCCTAAACAAGGTCAAACCTATGAAAGGTTGACTACTGTTTATGTTAAACCTGAAGTACCTGAGTTCGTTAATGATTGGCTAAAAGATTTTGATTCTCAAATTCCTATATATTTAGTTGGGGGTTCTGTCAGAGATAGTATTTTAGGTAAAAGTCCTAAAGATATAGATGTAATTACGTTTAACTCAAAGCAAGATGTAGAAAGCAATCTTAAATCCTCTAATACTAAATTTTATCAAGGGGGTAAAAACCTTCCTAATTTACTTACAGCTAACTTAGGTAAGAATCAACTCATAGATATAATTAGTATGGATGGTGATATTGAAACTGAATTAGTCAGAAGAGATTTTACTATAAATGCTATGGCACAAAGACCTGATGGGGAGATAGTAGATCCTTTTGGTGGTAGACAAGACTTAAAAAATGGTGTATTGAAATCTCCTAAAGGTGATAGTGATAGAGTTTTTAGTGAAGATCCTATTAGAATGTTAAGAGCTGCTAGATTTATTGGAGACTTAAATCTTAAACCAGATAGTTCTTTAACAGATAGTTTGAAAAAACAAAAAGATTTGCTAGCTGACATGCCAAAAGAAAGAATAGGTATGGAATTTGGTAGAATTATGTATTCTAAAGATCCCGTAGCTTCTTTAAAATTTTTAAAAGATAATGATTTATTAAAACATATTGATCCAGCATTACAAAGAATGGTAGGATTTGTGCAAAATTTAGAAGGACATGACTTTGATACTTGGAATCACACATTAAAATCATTAGCTCATCATATAACTAAAGATAAAGATAAGCCTGATCTAGCAACTAGGTTAGGTATTTTATATCATAATGTAGGTAAACCTCCTGCAGCAAATGGAAATAATAGTGATTTTAAAAACTATGAAACTATAGGAGCTCAAATTGTAGAAGAAAGTTTAAATAGTTTACGATTACCATCTGATATGGTAGATTTAGTTAGAAAGTTAGTACAACATCATACATCACCGAGAACTGCAAAAACAGAAGGTGATCATAGAAGAGTACAATTAAAACTAAGAGAAAACTTAAATAAACTTAATTATGTATCAACTGCTCATGAAGTAGGTAAAGAAGGTAATATAAATGCCAACACTGACCATATAGTATCATTTCAAGATACAATTGATAAATTAGATCCAATAGATATTGAAAATGATAAAGTAAATTTATCT